CCAAGAGTTGCCATCTCTGACTACTGAATTACATATCAGTAGATTTTAACCTACGCGCTTACGCGCGTCGGCACCCATGTCAGCGCTATCCGGAGTTTATACCGGATAGGAGACTTCTCAAGATGTCCATGACCCCGTCCTAGGAGAGGGACGTGAAAAAACTTGAGGAGTGCAGCATGACCGTCTAACCGATCTCGCCTTTTCAGCGATTTCAGTGCAGGCGTTCGAGTTTCGAACGATTGCAAGTCACGATTCCAACGAGTTGGATTCATGGCGTCAAGACGACTATGCCACCCTAATGCACCGCACTCCCGTGATACAAGTGGAAGAGAATATCCTAATCTCTCTTCAACTTCATTCACGAGCTCGGCGGAGAACGAGTATAAGCCACGCATCCAAGCTTGGTTGCTGATCGATACGAGTCCTCCTATGACATTAGGCTCTGCTGACAAGTCATCTGGCCGGGATCTTACGTATATTGGAGTCACGTCGACTCCTTTGTACGCATCGACCCCGCAGCTCTCTCTAAAGTTACCTTCGAGAAAGCTCTTGTTCAAGTTGATTTTGAGGCCAACTTGTTCAAGCCAGGTCACACACTGATGAGCATAATCGGAGTTTACGATGATATCATCACCGTAGACTCTGATTTGCCTAGCCGCGCGCTCTACTCTCTCCCGAGTGGGCTTTAAACCCCACGCGTCCAAAATAGCTGCGATGCATGTTACTGCAAAACAGATACTCTGGACAGGGAAAGTTAGAGCGTTACCCATACCGGCAAACTTAGCCAGTGGTCGAGCAGATTCATCATCTGACTCAATCATGGTAGAACGGCAATCCATCATATGATCTAGAAATAGACCATGATGACTGAAAACGGCCTCTACAAGCTTTACGCTTAAGAGATCGCTTGCAGACTTCAAATCGATGGTTGCCCACTTACCAGTACGGGAGCCTTCCAGAGCAAGTTGTTGATTCTTGCTTTGGTCGGTAAGTGCCAGACAATTACTAAGTACACCACAACGAGAAATATAATCTCGGAGTAGAGTATTTAGACCTTGTTGAACAAACTGATTCAACATAGGCTCTACTGTAATTGTTCGTCGCGATGTCGAATTCTTCGCCACCGTGATTAGTCTGGCAGTACGGCTAGAGGCTCTGATTTGAGCGCTGAAATGTACATCGCCCGACACACTGAGTTTGGGCCTGTCTGATAAATCAGTCAGGGACACCCCAAAATCAGCGTAGCCATAGCCATGTACGTCAAACTCTTCGTTCTTAACAGAGTTCAACAAAGCTATCCACTTCTGGTTAGCTTTTAAGCCCTCAAATACAGCACCAGGACCATGTTTGAACTGGATCTCTTCTAATGATTCCGAACAAAGATTCATTAGAACCAGTCTCGACACGTTGCCGATGAGATGTTCATGACGGGCAGGTATAACTACCTGACCGGCAATCTCGTCGCATCGAAAAAACTCAGCAACTGCCTTGTTATGGAGGACGTCTTCGTCCTCTGAAGGCATCTGAGTTTTCTTAAAGAGGTAAAGTGCTTCTCTAATGCACTTTATGAGGCCTTTGTCAGCCGTCTCTTTAAGCTTCCCGGTGAGCGGATCGAATACTTCGCAGAGCATACCTGAGAGAAATCTCGGGATTGCTCCCCCATCGGTAGTTTTAAAACCGATTGGGCAGGCGAACCAGCCAGAATTGATGCCCTTTGTAAAGGCATCACCTAAAGCTGGTAAAGCTTTGGTTAGGAAACCATAGCCTTCGTTTTCGAACCTCTTCTCGATCGTTTTGAGATCACGATCGAGGCCTTTCACATCAGGACAAAGTCTGTGGATATCATTCCACAGACACCGTAGGAGCACTACTGGACTTTTCATCAGTTCCTCCTTGAGGTATCTGATTCCCGGTCGAGCTAGTTTTTCCTGGGATATATGATCCCTTAACAGCCAGGTCGATAGATCTCGTCCTGTCTTTGTCTGAAGCGCACGCAGCGAGGGCCATGGCAATGATTGCCATCATCCCCAAAACGAGCACTACAGATAAAGTAGTGTCTATATTCCGTCCAGTTTTACTATAGTCGTAGTCAGACATGATTGTATGACTTTCACGACAGTATTAAGACTGGAACTGGATAAGACGCGCCGTTGTAACTTCACTATCATCGCGATAGTCAGTCAAGGCTTTCGCCAACGCAATAATATCCGCGTCGGTGAAACCGAAACTCGGCCTCGAGATAGTGAAACTGACGGAAGCGATCTGCTTCTTAGTCAGGCCTGAATAAGGATCGACAGCATTCACTGACTTAGTCATCTGAATGTAGTGGCGAGAGCCACCGCCCTTATTCTTGGTATGGTTGGTAATGACAGAGTAGCCATTAGCACCCGTATCAACGCGTTCGCTTCCGTACCCGTCGGACCTGACAACAGCCAGGACCAACGAGGGCGTCGGCGACGCAGCGGCAACA